TATACTTAGTATAAATGCCAACAGGAATATACAAGCGTACAAAAAAACATCTAGAAATCATGAGTGAAGTCACAAGTAAGTTATGGAAAAATAAAAAATATCAAGAAAAACAAACTGAAGCTCATAGGGGACATAAACCCAGCAAAGAAACAAGAAAAAGAATGAGTAAAGCTCAAAGAGGAACAAAAAAACCTGGAGCTGGAAAATATAAAAAAAGCGAAGAACACAAGAAGAAATTATCAGAATCTCATAAAGGAAAGATTAAACCTTGGGTTCATGGCGATAAAAGTCCTCTTTGGAGGGGTGGTATTTATAATAATAATCCTAGAAAAAGAAGAACTTTTATTCAGGCAAGAAGACGTGCTAAAAAAAAGAACTCAAATGGAACACACGCTCAAGAAGAATGGGAGTTATTGAAAGCACAATATAATTACACTTGCCCAGCCTGTAAAAAGAAAGAACCAGAAATTAAATTAACTGAGGATCATATAATTCCTTTAAGCAATAGTGGATCCGATTATATTGATAATATTCAGCCCCTATGTAAAGGCTGTAATTGTAAAAAATATACAAAAGTAATTAAATATGAAACCCTGGAGAAAGAAAGAAATAAGAGACGCAAAAGATTTTAAAGGAAAGTTAACTCCAAGAAGTGGAGGATATTTTTCTTTTCCTGGTGATGTAAAAACAGATACGTTTTTAATAGAATCAAAAACTACTAACAAAAAAAGTTATAGTATCACTGCTAATACATGGCGCAAGCTATATTCACAGGCTTTAAAATCACAACGGCTACCCTTATTATCTGTGCAATTAGCAAAAGAAAACATTGAGGTAGTCATACTAGATAAGAATGATTTTATTACTATTCTAGAAGACTTACAGAAAGGAAAATAACTATGATTCAATCAAGATATTTATGTCCACTATGTAGTGAAAAAATAGAGACAACAGACCCTAATTTTGCTAAAGATAAATTGTGGGTTAAGAGAGCTGTAGCTTTTATGGAAAGCCATAAAGACCACAGTTATTCTATTAGGTCATCATTAAAGGAATATTATGTCCAAAAACAAGCCAATAAAAACAAATAGGGTTAAGCTTCTGGAGGTATCCGCCCAGGTAATAGCAGAAATCTGTAAGAAAGCAGTGCAAAACAAGCTGCCAGATGATGCTGCTGTATTGAGAATCTCCTATAATCCAAACTCAAATAACTTAGATGTAATAGTCTGCAGCGAAGAGTTTCCAGAGATTCCAGAGGGTTCGATGGTTCCCAAGGTTGATAAGCTTCCAGTAATCTCTGATGATATACTAAAATAAAAAGTATGATATTTTGCCCACAAGAGACTCTTCGATATTGTACTTTCACTCATAAATGTAATATTATTAATGTTATTATATAAATGACTCTTTATTAAGAGTCCTTGTTTAACAAAAAAGGGGGTTTGTAATTTATGAGCTATAATCGTGGATATGTGTTTACAGACAAGAGAAAAAAAAATATAATAAAATTAAACTCAAAACCAAAAAATGCAGAGTGGAAAAAGAAAATAAGCATAGCTCATAAAGGACTCAAACCATCTAAAAAAACAAAAATAAAAATGAGTGTATCTCGAAGAAAAAGAACAGATTTAAGTGGAGATAAAAGTCATTTTTGGAAAGGTGGTATTACTACACATAAAAGAAAAATTTATCTAAATTCAAGACGTAGGGCAAGAAAAATGAATGCTGATGGCTCATATACTCAAGAAGAATGGGAGGATTTGAAAAAGAAACATAACTATACTTGTTTAGCCTGTAGCAAAAAAGAACCAGAAATAAAATTAACTGAAGACCATATAATTCCTTTATCAAAGGGTGGCATTGATAATATAGATAATATTCAGCCTCTATGTAAGAGCTGTAATTCAAAAAAATATACTAAAATTATTAAGTATTAATTATAAGTAAGGGAAACGATGTATGTCTAAACTTTATCAATACGATGACCTAAAAAAAACTAACCAGGCTCTCGGAAGCTTTAAACGCAATGAGGTTAAAGTCGAGGAGGTTAAGTTTGTTGTAGTCGAAGGTAAGATTCAATTCTTCATTGTCGCTGATCCTCCTTACACCCCAAGACCAGAGGATGATAAGTCAAAGAAAAAAGATAATAAAGAACTAAAAACAGAAGAGCCCAAGGTTGAAGAACCTAAGGCTGAAGAACCCAAGATTAAAAAACCCAAGGTTAAAAAACCTAAGGTTGAAAAAAATAAAGAACCTAAAAAAGAAGAAGAGAAAAAATAATATGACTAAATATGCTGGGTGTTGCGAGTGTAATACAATACACTATGTTGTTACTAAAGAAGAAGCAGATGCCTTGAAAAAAGATGGGCATCTAGTTCTAGAATTTGGTGATAGAAACATAGCCTTCTGTTCTCGTTGTGGATCAAAAAATGACTTTTTTGAGATAAGTGAAGAGAATGTAGAGAGATTTTCAAGCGGAAGTCTCATACAACCTCTTCTATTGAATGATAAAATAGAAAAATAAAGGTCGGGCGCTGGGCGCAAGAAAGTTTCCAAAACTTTCTATATTGGGTTCGACTCCTAGACGACCTGCAATAAACTTCACCTGCTGAAATATTGCAGGGTCTTTGAGGAAACTAGCTGAAATGCAGAAAGGCTCTACTGCGGGCACTGACGAGTGTACGATGAGGGTTGCCGACCTCCAGCGAAACCTAGCGGGATTAGTTGATTTCATAACTAATACCCTTTATAATGTGGCTATATGCCATATAAGGACATTAAAAAACGAAGACAGAGTTCTCGAAAATACTATCATGCAAATAGAGGTAAATTGCTTAAGAAACAACAAGAGTATAGAAATAAGTTAAGATTAGATGCTCTTTTATATTATAGTAATGGGGATTTAAAATGTGCTTGTTGTGGAGAAAGGCAACTTGAGTTTTTAGCTTTAGACCATATAAATGGTGGAGGAACCAAACAAAGAAAAAAAATAGGTGGAGGAATGCACACTTATCTTTGGCTAAAACAACAAGGTTATCCTAAAGGTTTTAGAGTGCTTTGTCATAATTGTAATCAAGCTTATGGATTTTATGGGTACTGCCCACATCAAAAAAATGCGATTATAAGTTAGTGGTAAACTCTCTCCCTTCCAAGGAGATTTCCTCGGTTCGAATCCGAGTAATCGCTCCACCTGATCCTTACCTGGAAACAGCGTCCAGCGGGGACCAAAGATTATTAAGAGGAGGAAAATTATGAGTAAAGCCTGGAAAAACCTAGAATATGATGCTGCCGACACGCTTGGTGGCAAACGAATAAGCCGAGGAGCCAATTTCTCCGATTCTGTTCCCGATGTTTGGATTGAAGACTTTCCCCATTTCAAAATTGATACAAAGAGACGCAAGAAATCTAATGCGCTGACGTTGTATAATGAAATCAAGGATAAATATTGTAGTGAAAGTGGTGATGAACCAATCCTTATAATAAGGCAACATTTTAAGAAAACTGCCTTAGCAGTAATAGATATAAAGTTACTGGCAAAGTTAATGAACTTTGTTAGAAAGAATGGAAGCCAAGATGAGTTTAATGACTAAACCAGCAATTTAATTAGCAGGTTTTAATTAGCAGGTATGATTGGGTATATAATAAATTATATGCCAGTAAAAAGAGATAGTAATGGGCGATTTATAAAAGGAAGTAGTTCTGCCAATAATGGGGCAGGACAATTTAAAAAAGGACATAAAGGATTTTTAAAGAAAGCTAATCAAACCAGTTTTAAAAAAGGGATGACCCCCTGGAATAAAGGATTGAAGGGATATCGATCTGGAAAAATACATCATAATTGGAAAGGCGGAATAACCACAATTAATGAAAAAGTGAGAAAAAGTATAGAATATAAAAAATGGAGAGAGGCAGTTTTTAAAAGAGATAGTTATAGATGTACTTTTTGCAATAAATCTGGAAATAAGGTTTTTTTACATGCTGATCATATAAAGCCATTTGCTTTATTTCCAAAATTACGATTTAAAATAAGTAATGGAAGAACTCTTTGTAAAGATTGTCATAGAAAGACTGATACATATGGTTTTAAAACTTTAATACAAAAAGAAAGAAACTGTGAATAATAAACCAACGATATGTGTGATAGGTTGGACTGGAATGGTGGGTGGTCCAGTCTATAAATACTTCAAAGAAAATAAATACCCAGTAATGGGACTTTCACTAGAAAGTCAGACACACACATGGCAAGAGATAAACGATAGAGCTAAATATATATTTATTGCAGTTCCAACACCATTCAACTGGGAAAAGAACGAGCCTAGTATAAAGCCAATCAGAGAGGTACTAGGACAAATACAGGATAGAAAGATAGTAATAATCAAATCAACAATCCTTCCAGGAACAACAGAAAAACTTCAAAAAGAATTTTCATCAATTGATATTTTATTCAATCCAGAATTTTTAAGTGCCAAAACCAATTGGCAAGATTTTATCAACCCAGATAGACAACTTATTGGATACACCAAACAAAGCTACAAGCATGCAACCACAGTGTTAAACATGCTTCCACAGAGCCCCTATGGTGCTGTCATGAAATCTCAGGAAGCAGAGATAGCTAAGTATGTAAATAATTTCCACGGCGCCTTAATGGTTATCTTCGCTAACTTCTTTTATGACGTTTGCGAAACAGTTAATGCTGACTTTGAAGTTGTTAAGAAAGCAGCGACAGCCTCCAAATGGGTAGGTTCACCTATGGGCAGAATGTACTGGAATGTGTTTCATGGTGGTTTCCGTGGATACGGGGGCGGATGTTTCCCAAAGGACATGAATTCTTTACTTACTTGGTGTAGAGACAATGGGGTTGATCCAACTATCCTGAAAGCAACTAGAACCGTAAATAGAAAGTTATTAGCCAGCTATAAAATGACCGAGGAAGGCGCTGAACAAATCGGGAAAGAACTTAAACATGGCAAAGAAACTAAGTAGTCCAAGCATCAGTTCACTACTGCCTCGTCCATCGGATATTACGGCTGTGGCAGCTAAAGTAGATTTTAAACACCTAGATAAGGTAGCTCTTCGTCGTGTCAAAGTTCGTGAGTTAATGCAAATGGGATACAACACATCTCAAATTGTGTTGGTTCTAGAAAAAGGAATAAGGATAGGGAGCGGTAACGATGAAATGACAATTGATGTTGCATGTTCAGAAGGCATAGTTACTAGAGACCTTCAGTACATTAGGGCGGAGTTAATATCTGGTGACGATGATATGCTGGTAAAGAGGGGCGAGCTAATTGATAAACTCAACTACCTGTACAATCAAGCTGTCTCTAATTATGCAGATGCAAAGGGAGCTACTAGAAACAGTTTCTTAAATACAGCACTTAATGTAATACATAAACTTATAGAAGTTGAGGGAGTGAGGTCTCCTGAAAACCTTAATATTAATTTAAACGCAGAGGCAAAAATAGCACAATTTTCTGCAGATATTAGTAAGCTAAATGACGATGACAAATTTATTATTCTCAGCGCAATTAGAAAAGTTCGTGAACGACGCTTCGATGAAGGATCTGGAAGCGATGGAGTTCCTAGTAACCCATCCGATATACGAGCATCGTCCAGTGACGATAAAGGAGTTTCTAGAAAATCCTAACTTCGTACATCAGCAGGACGCACCCAGACCACATAATAAGCAGCTGCTCATAGACATTTTTGATGGCGGAAACACATTTGAAGAGTTCGAGAACCTAGGCCGATATGAGGAAGTCTTATATATTGCTGGAATCGGCTCTGGTAAATCATACGTTTCCTCAATGGCGATTGTGTATATTATCTATCGCCTCCTCTGTTTGAAAGATCCCCAGAAATATTTTAATTTCGCTAAAGGCACAAAGATTGCCTTCATTAATATCTCTACATCCTTTTCTCAGGCGAAGGACGTTGTTTTTAGTGAGATTAAAAACCGTGTTGACAATAACCAATGGTTTCAGAACTTTTTCCCACCAAATCCAAGAGTGAAATCAATGCTTAAATTTCCGAAGAATCTCTACATTCTTCCTCTTGGTTCTAACGAAGAATCTCCACTAGGGTATAACATTTTTGGAGCGGTTGTCGATGAGGCATCCTTCCATGTCTTAACTAAAGACAAAGACTATGCCGAGGAATCGTATAACCAGATTAAGAAACGTATCCGCTCCCGCTTTTTATCTAAAGGTAAAGTTTTTATTATCACGTCTCCACGTTATGTATATGACTTTGCAGAAAAGAAATGGGAAGAAGAAGAGGGCAATCCTAAAGTATTTAAAAAAAGAACAACACTTTGGGATGCCATGCCACCAGAAATGTTTAGTGGCAAAAAGTTTGATTTAGGTAAGTATCTCCCCGCCTTTAAGGGCATCATGGTCCCCGTCGAATACGAAGATGAGTTCAAACAGAATCCAGAGAAAGCGATGCGGGACTATGGTGCTCAACCCTCACAAGCTATTCAAAGCTTCTTTGCTACACCAAACATTATTGACGACAATGCAAACTACAATAGGAAACATCCTATCAATCCTAAGACTGGCACCTTCCATGACTGGTTTACAAATAGACCAAGCCAATCAGACTACGATTCAGACAAACGCTTTATTCATGTCGACCTTGGTCTTAACCGAGAAGGTAAGGGAGACGCAGCTGGGTTTGCTATGGGTAAGTTCGATAGTTGGATTGAGGTTAGGAGTACAGCTGGGAAGATGGAGAAGAAACCTAAGATTAAGATTGACTATATGCAAAGGATTGAGGCTGGTTCTAAGCGTGAAATTAAGTTTGAAGAAATCAGACAACTCATCTACAAGATTCGAGACCTGGGATACAACATCCACAAGATTACTTTCGATGGTTGGCAGTCGGTTGACAGCATTCAGATGCTAAATTCTGCAGGATTCAAGGCTGAACTATTCTCGATTGATAGGAATCCAGAAGCCTACTACACAGTTAAAGCAGCTGTCCTAGACAATCGATTAGATTACTACTATTACAAACCATTATCAGAAGAACTCAAACAACTAGAAGAAATTAAGGGTATGAAGATTGACCACCCTCGTCAAGGACGCAAGGACGTAGGCGATGCTGTAGCTGGTGTTTGCTATCACGCAGCACAAGGTACTCCTGGACGTGGATTTTTGGGTGCATAATGTGTATACTAAAATTAGGAAATTTTAGCAAAAAGCTTGTTTTTATTTAAAAAATTGCTAAAAATAATAAATAACTATGAAAATTCCAAAAATTCTTGAAAAAACCATACTAGGTTCAGATCAGGTAAAAGCTGCTGTTTCGGCTGCTAAGGAATCAGTTGGAGCAACTGCAGAGCAAGAGGCTAAGACTAAATATAATAAAGAAGTTAACAAAGCTGTTAACGAAGCGTT